TTTAAATAATTCCTTGACACAACTAGTGAAATAGTGTATACTTATCTTGACTGCCGAAAGGAGTCACGATTTAATTTCGCTTAACAAGGAGGTTATTATGATTAAATCACTCGTTGATTGGGAACCATACAGACCATTTACAGTTGGGTTTGATTCTTTATGGGATAGACTTAACACATTAGAATTGGATGTTCCTAATTATCCACCATATAATATTCGTAAAATTGATGATCTAAAGTTTACTATAGAACTAGCATTAGCTGGCTTTGGTAAAAAAGATATTAAAGTTAATTATTCGGATAATTCTTTAACAATTAAATCCATAAAAGATGAAAGCAAAAAAGATGACATGGTTCATCGTGGCATTTCTCGTCGAGCATTTACTCGCACATTCGCTTTAGCAGATGATGTAGTAGTAAATGATGCTAAATTCGAGAATGGTTTGCTATCCGTTGAATTGGAAAAAATTGTACCTGAGGAGAAGAGACCAAAGGAAATAAAGATAAGTTAAACGAGTGGGGCAGAAATGCCCCTCTCTACCAGGAGACTTTATGCCAGACGCTAATGACTATAAGGAACGAATTGAAAAGATTCTTAATGAAGCTATTGTAGCTAATCAAGAACAATTATTGGGAGGAGTGGATACTCTTCCTGAATATAAATACATGTTGGGCATTCATCATACTCTTACGGATATGAAGGATCGCATTAACACAGAATTAAAAAAATTAATAAAGGAGACATGGAGTGAGTAAAAAATTACCTATACCAGCGGGCTATCGTATTTTATTAAAGCCTAGAGAAATATTAAATAAAACAGCAGGGGGAATCATATTAACTGATACATCAGTGGAAGCGGCAAAGTTTTCCTGTGTAGTGTCAGAAGTTATAGCAGTAGGTAAAGATTGCTATAAAAGTATGGAGAAATCTGCCAGTATTTGGTGTAAAAAAGGAGATTGGGTTCTTACAGGAAAGTACGTAGGACTTAAATTCAAGTATGAAGGAGAGGAATACTCCATTATAAATGATGATGAAGTAGTAGCTATAGTTCCTGATCCCACAAAGATTACCCATAAATAGACTTGCATTACCGTACAATTTAGTGTACAATATACTAGAATAGCGGCAAACGCGGTTCGCAACCGAAGGAGATCTACATGATAGATGAAAAAGAAAAAGGTAATGGAGAAGATAATGAAGACATTATCGTAGAATTACCAGAAGAAAAACCCGAAGACAAGGCAGAAGAAGCTGAGTCCGAAGAGCTGAAAGATACTGCAGCTCCTGAAGAGGAAAAAGAGGAAGCTGAAGACGAATCAATAGAGGTGGAAGCTGAAGTTGAGGAAACTGAAGAATCCAAGGAAGAATCTAAAGAACCAAAAGTATTCGGCAAGCGCGCTGAAAAACGAATAAAGCGACTTGTTGCGCAGAAGAAGGAGCTTGAGGAAAAGCTTAGAGGCTATGAGGAGGATAAGTCCAAATGGCTGGATGAACGGAATGATTTAAAGCATAAGCAAGCTGATTCCGAACTTGATGCAATCAATCAGTATATTGACAGATTGGGGGCACAAGAAAAGCAAGCCTTGAGTACTCTTAGAACTGCAAAAGAAGCTAGTGACGTTGACTCCGAGATAAAGGCAACTGATGTCTTGGCATCTGTGAAAGCGGAAGCACTGGTGGCCAAACAATATAAGGCTAGGGCAGAACGAGATTTAGGAACGACTAAATCTAAGAGTTCTTCCAGAAGTGAGGAAACTAAGGTTGATAAGAAACCAAAACAACCTCCTCTTCCAGATCGCAAAGCTCTTGCGTGGCAGAAAAGGAATCATTGGTTTGGTGGACAGAATACCGGGGAACGAATCAAGACTCAAGCGGCTTTAGTTGTTCATAAGGAATTAATTGACGAGGGGATTACTCCTCAAGATGGTCCTGAAGAATACTATAGCGAACTTGATGCAAGATTGCAGGTAGAGTTTCCTGATCTTCGATCAAAGACTGTTAGAAAAGTTCCAACAGTTGTAGGCGGAACGCGCTCCGCACCAGGAAAGCGTAAAGTAAGGTTATCCAGAACCGAATTGGAGATGGCTGACAGGCTTAACGTTTCTTATGAAGAATATGCGCGCCAAAAATTGCGCCAAGACGAAATGGCGGGAGGCTAATATGACTAAAGCGACACAAACTAGCCGTAAGACTCGGGTTTCGGCAACTCGAAAAAGAACATTTGAGGCACCTAACAAGTTAAGTACGCCTCCAGCTCCTTCGGGAACTGAGTATTTATGGGTGAGACACGAATTGTTGAATCAGCCAGATGATGCAAATGTTCATCAACGTTTACGCGAAGACTATGCAATAGTTAAACCTGAGGAATTAGGAAAAGATTATATAGTTGACGTGATGACAACTGGTAAACACGCAGGTGCTGTTCGATCAGGTGATCTAATCTTGATGAAACAAGATGCAGGTTATATGAAAGAAAAACGAGAGTACCACGAGGAACAAACCAGAAGGGCGGCTCAAGCTTATGGGCACGAATTAAAACGCGCTTCGGACAAAAGTATGCCAGTGGTAGATGAATCTACCTCCTCTGTTATAGGAGGACAAGCGGCAAAACCAAGCGCTAAATTTGAAGATTAACACCGCGTTAGTCACATATTCTCATTTAGCACATAAGAAATAAAGGAGATATTTATGGCTTATGGTTTGGAACCTATTCGTCAAGCAAATGGTGGTACAATACGTAACAACAATTTTGTAGACGGAAACGGTTATCGCATCGCTGCTACTGCACCCACAGCTTATTTTGAGGGTGATACGTGTTCTTTGGCTTCAGGTCTATTAGTACAAGACATTGGCTCAGGTGATACTGCTGCCCTTGTTGGTGTTTTTTGGGGCGCTGAATACGCAGACAACAGTTCAGGCGATGTAAAATTTGTTAGATCAATTGCGGCAAGTACAGTTGCTAAAGCTAACTTCAAGGCTTATGTTTATGATGATCCATCAACGATCTTCAAAATGCAAGCGGATCAAGCTGGCAGTGCTTTGACATCAGCAGATGTTGGTGCAAATGCACAGAACCTAACAGGTTCTGGTTCAACTGTTACATTTAAAGCAGGAAGTTCATTAGACTCTTCTACTGCAAGTAATACTCAAAATGCTACGCAACAAGCGTATCCTTTCCAGATCTTAGGATCTGCGGAAACAGATTTGAGTTACAGCGCATTAGGAACTACAATGGACGTTCTTGTTAAAATCAACACGCACTCATGGGGTCGCTACGATGGCAACTTCCCGACTGCTTAATTTAGGAGTAAAATACTATGGCTATTACTAGAGGTCAGTTACTCAAAGAATTAGTACCGGGTTTGCACGCAATCTTTGGAACGGAATATAAACGTTACGAAGATGAGGCAGCTGTACTCTTTGAGAACGAAAAATCTAACAGAGCATTTGAGGAAGAAGTTCTCTTCCCCGGCTTTGGCGAAGCTTCAGTGAAGTTTGAAGGCCAAGGTGTCGAATACGCTCAAACTGGTGAAGGTTGGGTCGCAAGATATACCAACGAAACTGTTGCTATGGCTTTCTCAATTACTGAAGAAGCTATGGAAGATAACTTGTATGACAAGCTTTCTACCAGATTAACTAAAGCACTAGCCCGTTCAATGGCTTCTGCTAAACAAACAAAAGGCTCTGCAGTGTATAACAATGCATTTAGTGGTTCCTTCCTAGGTGGCGACGGAGTTTCATTAGTGAACGCTTCTCATCCACTTCAAGATGGATCTACTGGTACTAATACACCTACGACTCAAGCTGAACTTTCTGAGACTTCTGTCGAACAAGGTTTAATTGACGTTGCAGGATTTACCGATGACAAAGGTATACCTATTGCAGCACAAGCTAGAACTCTACACATTCCAAGACAATTGGTATTCGTAGCGGAGAGACTAATGGCTTCTCCATACAGAGTTGGAACAGCGGACAATGATGTCAACGCAATCGTATCTAAAGGTATGATTCCGGGTGGATATCATGTGAATCACAGATTTAGCGATGCTAATAACTGGTTCATGAGAACTGACGTTCCTAACGGTATGAAGCATTTCACTAGAACTCCAATCGATACTAAGATGGAAGGTGACTTTGAAACTGGCAACGTAAGATACAAATCTCGAGAAAGATACTGCTACGGCTGGTCTGACTGGAGAGGCGTATATGGATCTAATCCAACGTAAACTTTTTGGAGGAGGGGGCCCGCACATTGTGCCCCCTTTTCAACTAACCTAGGAATTAACAGTTATACAGACTGGCTAGGCAGACGCTATAGAGACAGTATAACAAAAGGTCTATATGACCAAAGGAGAATATTATGGCAAGGACGACATTTAAAGGCCCAGTAAGATCCCTCAGCGGATTTATTTCAACTGGAGATGTAATGGGGCAAGCATTATCTGCAGGCACTGTTGACGGTGGAACAGATGTAACAGGCATTGATTTGTATCAAGGCAGATGCATGACCATTGGCAACACTACAACTGTTTTTAATTTACCTGAAATCGTTTCAGATTCAGCTGTAAATCCAAGTACGTTAAGTACAATTGGACTGGAATATACGTTTCTATTAACAGCAAACCTTTCAGGAGAAACTTTTACTTTGAATGCAGGAACTGCAGCAGGTAGAAGCACAGCTGATGTATTTCAAGGAACAGCATCGTATGTTGACACGGCAGATAATTCTATGGAAGGATTTAATGCGGCAGGTACTGATACTTTAACTTTGGACGGTAGTACACGAGGTGGACTAGGTGGTTCAATAGTTTATTGTAGATCTGTTGGAGCTAACATTTGGCTTATCGACTGCTCTTTAAACGGCAGCGGTACAATGGTTACCCCTTGGAGTTAAACAATAATTAATTACGGGGAGACTTAGGTCTCCCCATTTTAAGGAGTTAACATGTTTCAAACAGATGCAAAAGTAACCAATGTCGCTACAGGTGCGACAACTACAGATGCTACCAGTGATGGCCAAGTTACAACTGCTCATAGACAAAGGTTTTTAGGTCTCAGTCTTACGGCAGGAAGTGATGCGGCTACCGCGATTGTATATGATGCTCAATCGGCAACAGGCACGGTAGTAGCAAGATTATCTGCATTGACAAATACGACTGCTACATTTATTCCTCCGCAAAGTGGGGTAGTGGCAACTACAAACTTATTTGTTGCGGTAACAGGCACTGCTTCAAATGCTTTAGTTTATTGGAATTAAAAATGGCACAGGACATATCTAAATATGATTTAGAAATTACTGAGCTAAAAAGTGAAATAAGAATACTTAGCGAGCGTATATCCATAATAAAGGATAATCATTTAAAACATATTGAAGACAAGATAAATACGATTAATAAGGTTATGTATACAATTGGTGTAATGGTATTAGGCCAGTTGTTATGGGTGATTACACGTTCATTAATATAAGGGGGCACAATGGCTAGTTCAGGTACACGCGCATTTGCTCTATCGATTGCGGACGTTATTCAAGAAGCGTACGAACGATTGGGCGTAAGTTCTAAAGGTGGTTATGATTTAATCACGGCTAGACGTTCGCTTAATTTATTAATGATTAAGTGGATTAATCAAGGCGTGAATTTATTTACATTGCATGTGGAATCCACAGCAGTTAATACATTTGCAAATACCGTATATCCTACTTTTAATCTTGATGCAGAAAATTATTCAGATATTCTTACGGCATCCTGCCGTGACATTACGGCAACTCCTGACCAAGACATTAGTATGGAACGAATCAGTTATGCTGATTGGTTGGCCATACCTAATAAATATTCTACGGGAACACCTCTTCAATTTGCAGTAGATAGAAATGCACAATTTGATAGTTCAGGTGTAAATAATCATACAGTTTATCTTTGGCCTGGCCCTAATGTCAGTAGTAAATTTGAAATATTATATTGGGGAATTAAGTATGGCGAGGATATTGGCACCAACTATGCTCAAAATGCGGCCATTCCGAAAAGAATGTTACCATCTTTGATAAGTGGATTGACAGTGGAATTGGCAAACAAGCATCCAAAGTTGGTGGATATTAATAGGCGACAAGAACTTATACAAATGTACGAGAAGGAATGGGAACTGGCAAGAGAAGAAGATAGGGAAAGAGCAAGTTTTTATGTACAGCCTAAGGTTCGTGGATATGCGTAATGGCAAAATATGCGAGAGGTAAGCATGCAGTTTTAATCGATGACCGTTCAGGGTTTAAGATTAAATACAAAAATGCTCGTACGGAGTGGACAGGATTTAGAGTTTACAAGGGTGACTGGGAACCTAAGCAACCTCAGTTAGACCCTCAAAATTATATTTCAGGTTCTGAGGCGAATATATTATATAAGCCAAGACCTGATCAAGATTCAGTTCCGACAACGGTTTTTTTAGGATCGTTGTATGGGAAATGGTCTGGGCAATGTGCTGCGAATTTGGGAATTGCTGTAGGAATAACTCCAGCAGATGCACCTTCTGGTTTTGTAGCTACATCAGCATTAGGTACATTAATACTTAATACAGTAGAAGTACCTGATGGTTTTGCAGGAACTGCAGGATTAGGCACTCTTGTTATTAATTTAACAGAAGAGGTAACAGGCTTCGAAGCTACTACAGCATTAGGTGATGTAGTACCATTCTTAGCAACTGTGGTCTCAATGGGTGCAATGACTAGTGGCTTTAATAGTTCAGTAGTTATAAATCTTGATGAAGAAGCGTCAGGATTTGCAGGTACGACTTCTTTAGGAACACTAACATTTAGTGCTACTGAAGTTATTTCTGGTAGTGAGTTAGGAGCAATAACTTCTGCTTTAGGTAATACTGGATTGTATGTAAATACTACAGAGATACCACCAGGATTGGCAGGAACTGGACAGTTAGGAACTGTAGCAATTTCAGTCCCAGGATGGGGAACATCCCTCTGGGGTGATGGAACATGGGGCGAATAATATGGCATTAACATATGTACAATTAAAACAGGCAATCCAGGATTGGACTGAAAATGATAGCACAGAATTTACTACAGCTACAGGATCAGGCGTAGCTCCAATTGATGTATGCATTGCCAATGCGGAATTACGCATTGAAAAGGAATTAGATCTTACAGCTTTTAGAAAAACTACAACTATAGCTAGCGGTACAGCTACTACAGGAGTGGCATTGCCTGAAGATTTAGTAGTATTGAGATTTCTTCGCATTCAAAATGGAGCTCATCTTTATGAAAAGGATGAGACTTTTATTAGAGAATATACACATAACCCAGCTACTACGGGAACTATAATTTATTATGCTTTACAGCGCCCAGGAACAGCTTATACATCATCTAATAGGTATACTAATATTATCTTTGCACCAACTCCGGGGGTTGACACTACGTGCGAAATAGGTTATACTTATAGAGTACCAGGTTTATCTGCAAGTACTGCGAATACGTATCTTGGAGATAGATGTCAGGAAACTTTATTATATGCTTGCCTTATAGAAGCGGCAACATTTATGAAGGATTCTGCACAGTTACAAAACTACCAGCAATTGTATGAGCGTTCAGCTCAGACACTTGGGGTAGAGGAACAAGTAAGAATGAGGAACACTGAATTATATAAAGGTGAACTTCGAACATTAGGAAGATTAGAAGGAGATAGATAATGGCTATAACATCAGCATTATGTACAAGCTTTAAAGTAGAACTGTTGGAAGGTGATCAAGATTTCACGAATGGAGCTGACGCTTATAAGGTAGCGTTAATGAAAGCATTAGCCAGTCAATCTGGAACTTATGATGCATCCACTACTAACTATTCAGATGTTACAGGTAACTCAGATGAGTTGGCTGCAACAGGTGGATATACCACAGGCGGGTTTGCATTAACAAATGTCAATCCTACCTCAACAGGAACAACAGCTTTTACAGATTTCAGCGCTAACGCATCATGGGCATCAGCGACATTTACCACACGTGGTTGTATAATATATAATACAAGTGATAGTAACTCTGCGGTATGTGTAATTAATTTTGGTGCAGATTATTCTGTGTCAGGTGGTACATTTGAAATACAATGGCCAGCAGCAGATTCAACTAACGCTATAATACGAATAGCATAAAGGAGTAACATATGCCTTCAACATGGTCTAACGCAGAATTGCGGTTGATGAACACAGGTGAAAATGATAATACCTGGGGTGATGAAACCAATGACAATTTAAAACGTCTTGATG